ACCACCACTTCCAAAGTCCAAATCTCCATATAATAAAAAGTTGTCACTAAACTCAGCCCTCTGTCCATTCAAATCTAAAGTATCTCCACTACTTACTGTTACGGCATCAAACTCACAATCTCCATCTAATGTTATTGTAGGATGGTTTGTACCCTGACCACTGTCTGTAACTAAAGCATATTGGAAATCTGCCCACTTTAAATGAAGTCCTCCACTAACTGCACAGGTTTGTTCATCCAATGCCCATTCATTACCTTCTACCGTGTAGGGTTTTAATTGGTCTGCTGCATAAATAAATGCTTTGTCTCTTACATTAAATCCATTATTGGCATCTGTTGTTACTGTCGTATTGATTTTACCTGCAACACTTGAAGTTCCCATTGTAATAGTAGGAGCTGCGGTATCATCTCTTGTTGTAAATAAACCACCTGTTATTCTAAATTCTTTTTCTACAGCCATTGAATCAAATAATTCAGTTCTGCTACCTGAATTAGAAGAACAATATAATTCGTAAAAAGCAGTATTGGCACTACCGCCATTATTATTGATAGCTTTACTACCCCCAGACAAAACAAAACGACCATTATTATGTTTAAAACCATATTTACCTGAACCTGTATCAATAGTTGAACTATTATCAAACGCAGCCGCTAAATCTAAATTACCTCTTGGTGCTGACAAAGTTCCAGTAGCATCTATCGTAAGTGAACTGTCAAGGTCAAGAGTGCCGTTTACAATTTTATCATTAGTAGTATCACTACTGGTATATGTCATTACCCAAGCTGTATCGGTTCCTGAATCGGCAATATTTCCTGTTGAACCTGAAGCACCTACACTTACATCATCGAACTTAATGTGATGATTTGGTGTTACATTGTAACTTCCTGAATAAAGAGAAGCCACTTGGTCTGCACTCAAAGCATAATCATAAAATCTATAATCCCTGAAATCACCATCAGGCTCATACGCTTGGGCAGAACCTCCATATTTTAATCCACCACCAAGTAGTTGATAATCCGCATTATCGACATCATCCCACCAACCTGCTACCGATGTACTATTCTGAAATGCCTGTGGTGGTTTTACTCCGTCTACATAAATAACTGGGCCTGAACCATCTTGTGTTACTACAATATGATGCCATTTATCTAAAGACGTAACGGCAGCATCAGTAGACAAATCCCATTCGTAAGACCCTGAACTGTAAAGAGCGCATCTTACTCGCCCAACAGGTGAAACCCAACCTGAAGTCTGTAGACCAAAGAAACTGCTTCCAGATTCATCACTTAATGAATATACCCAATGGTCATCAGGGCTTCCACCCCCTCCAGTCAAATTATCTGCCCGTGTCCAAAGTGATATAGTTCCTTTTGTTAAAGCTGTTAAATCATCAATAGCACCAGCAGCATTTGCTGTAACGCCTGCATCTGCGGTTTCATCAAGATGAAGATATGACAAAGCCTTACCCTCTAACTTTCCTTGTGTTACTGTAACAGTTCCATCTGTCGTTGTCCCTCCTGCTGATGCGAGACCATCCTGAACATTTACACTAAAGGCATCGTAAACTATTGTTGGCACTGGACTTCCTGCTGCCGTAAGTGTGCAGGAACCTTTACTGTCAGTTACCACACCGTTTAATTTCCAATGAGCTTGTCTTGTATCGGTTGCTTGAACAACACTATTATCTACAAATATCTTAGAAGCTAAAACATCTACTTCGTCTTGACCTAATAAAGAATTATAAACTCTAACATCTGCAACCTTACCATCAAAATTGCGAGTAGCATTCCACGAACCAATAAATATACTTCTTGTATTATTTGCTATATCTAAAGCGGCTGTAGTAATAGCAACTCCAGAACCTTGCTCTTTGCCATTGATATAAAGATGTTTACTACCACTCCTATCATAGGCTATACAAACGTGAGTCCAAGTATTTAATTCTACTATATCTGTTTGACCTGCACCATCCCAACTTTGTTCAACTCTTACAGAACCATCTGCTATTGTAGACCAGATATAACCACTTGTGTTAACTGCTATCCTTGCCCCATCATCGGATGAACTACCTCCTCCGTGTGTAAATATACTTGCTTGTGAACCTGAACCAGTATAATCATCAGCATATACCCAAGCTGAAATAGTAAAATCTCCAGTTCCCCATTTTGCAGGTTGATTTGAAGAAGAAGTAAAATAAGCCTCACTATCATTACCTGTAAGTTCATAAACAGGGTCAAGATTTACATTAACGGGCAAATCATTTAGATTTCCTTCTATGATTCCGCCAGTGCCTACAAAGTTCAGTAGTTGAGCCATTATGTCACCGTTCCTGATATGTTACGTAGTCCAGTTAAATCCATTGTTTGATTAGTACCTATTTGTAGAGTTCCAGTAACATCTACGTGATTTAATTTATGAGTACCTGTATTTGCTGCAAGTCCAAATGTCCCTGCAATCGTTGTAAGGCCGTGAACTGTAAATACCCGTGAATTATTATCTGGTTTCAATAGCTTACTTGCATTTATTGTTAGATTATTATATACTGTTAAATTGCCATCGTGAATGGTTGTAGCACTATTAACAATCCAATTATAACACCCACCTGAACCAAATAAAGCGGATGGGTCTGCGTGGTCTGTTTGAACGGTTCCGCTATTATGTGTAAATGTTCCGCTATTTTGTAAAGCATATCCAACTCCGTTTTTACCAGTAATAGTAGTAGTTCCGCTTGTTGCGATATATTCTCCTCCATCTGCTATTGTAAGACTTCCTAAAGAAATAGCAGAAGCATTACCAGTCAAAGTACCTCCATCTTCTATACTTGCATCTCCTATTGTGAGTGCATAATTACTACCACTTGTATCTAATGTACTATTGCCACCTATTCCTAGAGAACTACTCGATGTTAGTGCAGAAGTCATTGTAAGTGTAGCCGTAGATGTAAATTCCACGCTAATTCTACCGAATGTGCCACTACCAAACTTGGCATTACGGCTGGTCGAGTTTGTAAAATGAAGGCGTGGTGTACCTGTCACACTCCCATCATTTTGAAAAATGGTTGCATTACCGTCATCATCAAGATAAAGAATAGCACCTCCTCCACCATTAAGTACTCCTGTTGAATTGATTTGCACTGAACCAACGTGGTGGTTGCCGTTATTTGTTACAGTGTCACCAGCTACTATTATGGCCCTGTCACCATCTACAGGAATACTTGCGCCAGTTGAACCTCCGTCACTTGTAGCCCATGTAGCTGTTGTGTCCCAATTACCAGCATTACCCGATGGGTTAGAAAATCTATCAGCCATTAGGCCACCTCACTTACTAAGACAATTTCAGAATATATAGGAGAGTCCATTCACTAAATGGTCCCCTGTAAGAATACTAAACAATTACCATCGCCCAAAGCAGGCGTACCAGATACGGATAAAATTCTCACGGTTAATTGCCTTAACCCTGTAGTTGATATTGATTTCAATACTCCTGATGTAACGGGTATGGATATGTCATCACCTATTTGACACCAATGACTTCCTGCGGCTGCTGCCGTTGCAGGTGCAGTTGGCGCTCCAAACAAAGTTCCAAACACTTGAGCCGTATATACAATCGAGTTTGTGTTCCTTATTTGAATGGTAGCTCTATCATATGCTTCAACATCAATAGGGTCTATTGTAATTTTGTAAGTTGTGCTTAAATTGCCCGAAGTATCATTTATGGCAAGCATTGTCTTTACTGAACTGCTTATTCTTGTCGTGGTTAATATATTTGCCATTAGAGTTTCATCCTCTTTGACTTCCTAAGTCCCTTTGGCTTCTTAAGTGCTTTGTCTACTTTTGCTTGAACTTTAGACTTCAACGACTTCGGTGATTTTATTTCTTTCGTAACTGCTTGTTTGCCTTTACCCAAGGACTTGGGTCTACTATTTTTGCTGCGAGTTCTAACCCCACCGCCGATGTTTCGAGTGCCAACTTTAGATTGGACCTCAAATAGGTCGGGCTGGGTAAGTAACCTTTTACAAAATTCTTTGTATCTTTTGTGATTCTCGTCAAACGTGTGGACTTCGTTGGGATTAAACGCCACGCTAAGCCCACCGTCAGTCCGAGCGAAAAAAGACCTATGCCCTTTGTACTTAATCGTAACCATGTAATCATAGCTCCGTTTAAGCGCTCTTTAAATCTGAGATTAATCCTTGTGAGTTAAATTTAGTACAGATTAGTTCACCAGCAGTCATGAATGCGTAGTTACGCTTTAATGCTTGCACGTTTGCCAAATCTTCTTGAGCCAAGAAAGTGGTTGGTGCTGCAATCTTCATGTACAAGTGTTCCATATCTAACAACATAATTGGTCCCATTACAACTCCACCTGCAGAATCAGTATATGCGGCTGCCATGTGTTGCGTTGCGTAGATTGGTATGCTGTCATAGTATCCCATGCGTCCATCTAAATTCATTCCCGGTTCTGAAGAGACTCCGTTTGTTCCTTTAGGTGCCTGAGCATCCATTGTCATTCTCCATGTAGCATTTGAACTTCCTCCAATAATTAATTGTTTTAATTCAGTTAATTGTTGGTGACCCATTAACAAAATTAAACTATCATAGGATGCGCCATTCTCTATTGCATTTTGAATAGTTACGTCAAGAATATCTAAAGTTAATAATCGGTTTGTTCCGCCAGCTTGACTAACATAAGCATCTGCCCATGTTGCCCCGTCTCCTCTTGCACCTAAGTCATAAATATCAACTTCGGCTGCTACAGTTCCTGAACGTGCTGCTACTTGAGCATAATTACTTGTAACTCTTGATAATGGTGTAAAGTTTACATCACTACCTGCTACTGCAACGGCTGCGTAATCTGCACATAAATGTGCGTCAATGTAATAAGAGTGTGCTTCTGCTGCTTGAGCTCTTAGGAAAGCTGATAATCCTTTAACTCCATCATCTGCTTCTGCTAAGATAGCTGCTCTAGTTGTTACTGTGTAAGGACTTACTATCTCTTTGATAGTTGCAGTTACTTCAGCAAGGTCTGGTACATCAGATGTTCCAAGTGCTGCTCCTTCTGCAATACCTATGTTAGAGGCTGCTGCACTTCTTGCAGTCAATACTCTCCAACCAGATTGTGTCCATCCTTCTTTTCTGAATAACTTAAATACATCAGATTTAGTGTTTAGTTGATTGAAAACAGATGCTCCATACATTGTGTTAAAGTATGCAGTGTCGCCTACAGTCAAGTCATCTTTCTTTATGCCATATCGTGAAGAAATATCTAATCCGCCTTTGTAATAAGCGTTAACGTAATCTGTAAAACTCATTCCGGCCATCTTAGAAACCTCCTACTAAGTTTTTGTTTGCTTTGTCCATGTCTATTTCCTCTAGGGATTTTGATACATTCATGAAATCAACAGTTGTTTGCTCTGTTGCCTTTGGGGCTGGAGCAGGCGTTGCTTTCTTTCCTGTATAAACGTTAATGCCGTGTTTCTTCAAGGTTGCTATAGATTTTTCCAAGTCATCTATTTTAGTAGATTTCTCTTCTGCTTCTTCTTCCTCTTCCTCTTCTTCGGCTTCTTCTTCTTCTTCTTCTTCAGGTTCTTCTTCTTCGGCTTTCTGTTCGCCCATTGTTTCTAAGTAAGATAGAACTTCTTTAAGTTTTGCAAGGGTGTCTTCCATATCTTTCATTAGTGCCTCTTCCTTACCAACTGTTACTGGCTCTTCAAGTCCGGCAGCTAATTCTACGTCTGCTGTTTCAACGAGTTCTTCGTCAGCAGATTTAGCGTGATTGCCACCACATGTGCATTCTGTCATACTTGTTTACGTGTAAAAGGGTATATAAGTAGCTAAAAGTTTCCGGAAACTACTTCTTTCCGCTTAATAAAGCTGAAATGTTTCTACGATTTAATGTTTTTGGCCTATAATTAGAACGTTCAAACATTGCTTCTCTAAATCTATAACCGCTTCTATCTTTTACATTGCCGGGTTCTTTACCGCCCTGTCCCGGAGAATGCCGTTTAGGAGGCTTAGGCGCCCTATCTGAACCTGAAGCCTTGTGACCAAACTTCTGATAGTCAAACCACAAAGCTCCACAAAACCTTTTAGGATTTGCAGTCATTGGACCGCCCTGATAATTTTTTAAATTTCTTGCATTTTGCACACAATTATTCCATTGTGTTTTACTTGGTGCATTACGTCTAGGTTTCATACCCTTTGGAGTTTTACCGCCTGACCTGTAATCTTGTTTAGGTTTCTTTTTTTTTTGAACTTCTATCGCTCTTGTTACTGCGCATTTACTAATGCCTGCAATATCCCACATAATCTTATCTATTTTGTTTAAACGAATCTTAAAAAGCATTGCATCAAGACTTTCATTCATCTTACTAAATCTCCTAGCCTGTATTGCTCTCTCTTGATTCACTGCACCTGCGCGCGTAGCATGACATCCCAATTCTTTTCTATCCTTCTTAGCATAAAGACAATACTTCTTTCCTTTACGCTCTATTATCTTCTCTACCATTCCCTCTACTTCATCCAAAGTTACCTGCTTTGTCAGCTTGATTGGCTCATCTTCTGCTTTAGCTGCAGCTACTGCCGTTACAGTAGCATCTTGGTTAGCTGGCCTGTTACCAACCCATGACACGGACCAAAGAGACAACTCAGAGATGTTGTTGTGGCAGACGTCTCCTTCGCATATCTTCTCTTGTTTCTCAGCCTCGCCTCTAATAGACGAACCTGCCTTGTCACCGTAAATCTTCATCTCATCCCATACCCTTGTATGCATTGGAAGCTTGTCGTGTATCCCTACTCGGATTTTAACTTTACCATCTTTAACCTTATAGGCAAGAGGTAGCCCTACTGGCATCTCCTCATGCTTGTATGAATAAACCCCGTATTTCATATAGAAATCCATGGACTCTTTAATTGTATC